AAGATCCTGAAGAAGGGTACTTGGGAGGAAGTCTTGGAGGCTTATACTAATGCAGGCTTCAATGAAGAGTATGCCCTGACGCAGGCCCGGTGTGCCCGTATCTTGCGCCATGGCGAGTATCGATGGGTCGCACAGGAGATTTACCTATGGAAACCATGAACCGTTCACGACTGTTGGCTATGCACAAGGAACTTACTGAGGAAGCCCGTGCCCTTAGTGAGCGAAAAAATCACGACTACAGCGGGGGCAAGGATGACACTCACCCCTTCCTTAACTTCACCCGGTGTGAAGCCATGGGGATTTGCAAGACTGAAGCGGGGATCATGGTCCGGTTGACGGACAAGATGTCCCGCCTGAGTACCTTCATTACCACGGGTGAGTTCAAGGTCAAGGACGAGGCTCTGCGGGATACCGTCCTCGACATTATTAACTACACCGTCATCCTGTACGCCTATGTCCAGTCATCCAAGAACAATGAATAACAACATTTCTAAGGAGGCTTTTAGTCAACCTCCTCGTATCACCGATGAACTGCTGAATTATCTGGACAATGCTTTTCCAGAATCATGTGCAGCAATTGGTGAGGATATCCCAACAATTTTCTTTAAGGCAGGGTCGAGGGCCGTCGTTCGGCACTTGCATAGGCTCAGAAATGAGCAAGATGCCAGAGAATTCAATATTGAATAGGTGACACTTATGGGTTCGTTTGCCGACTTCTTGTCACGGGTAACAGTGTTGTCAATCCCTGTTTCGGGCCTGCGGCGAAAAGTTCGGGCACAGCACGGACGAATCCATAAGAGTATGGGTCTTCGGGTTAATGGTAAGGCTAGGGAAGAGAAAAACCCAAAGACAAGCACACCAAAGACCCCTTCTCCTGTTCTCCGAATCGCAAAGACTCGCCAAGTTGGCGTTGTCGGTAGGCCCTCATACAAGGTTTAACTATGTGCTTCTTTAGTCGCCCACGCATGGCCGCCCCTCCACGGCCTCCTGAGATCAAACTTCCGGAAGCCCCCACTCCTTCCATTCAGGCTCCGGTAATGACTCAGTCGCGTCCCAAGACTCCTTCTGAGTCCAACCCGCTGTTTAAGCGTCGAGGTAAGAAGGCGTTGATAATTCAGATGGGTATCGCACAGTCGAACATTCCGGGAACCTAATATGCCAGAAACAGGCAAGGCTTTGTACCTCCATCTGGAGGGCCAACGACACCCATACCTTGAACGGGCCAGAGATTGTTCGCGGCTCACCTTGCCTCACCTGATGCCCGACGAGGGGGATCAGCGGTCGCAGAAGTTTGTTACTCCATACCAGAGCATCGGTGCGCGTGGCGTTAATAACCTAGCATCCGCTCTGCTTCTGTCCCTGCTTCCCCCTAATGCTCCGTTCTTCCGCTTTGTGATCGATCCGCAGGCCGCTAAGACCCTTGAGGGCATGAGTCCCCGAGCCAAGGGTGAGGCTGAAAAGTCTTTGGCCGATATGGAGCGGACGATCTCCAAGGAAATCGAAGTTCAGAACATCCGGGTTTCGCTATTTGAAGCCCTGAAGCAACTGATTGTTTGCGGAAATGTTCTGCTGTATTTCCCAGACGAAGGCCCAATGCGTGTCATCCGTCTGGACCGCTATGTGGTCAAGCGCGATCCCATGGGTAACACCCGCAAGATCGTGATCAAAGAGACTGTGTCTCCCGCTGTGCTACCCCCTGAAGCCGCAGCCGTTGCCAAGACCTGTATGTGTAGCCACGAAGACACCGTGGATATCTACACCTGTTGTCATGTGCTGCTGGACGGAAAGGTTGAGGTCTATCAGGAAATCGGTGGCACTCCCCTTCCGGACTCCACGGTGACATACTCGGCTGAACGGAACCCCTTCCTTGCCCTGCGTATGAACCGGGTGGATGGGGAGGACTATGGCCGTTCGTATGTCGAACAGTACTACGGTGACCTTGTCTCTCTGGAAAGCCTGAGCAAGAGCATCGTGGAGGCCGCAGCAGCGTCAGCCAAGGTGCTGTTCCTTGTGAACCCCGTTGGCACGACTCGTCCCAAGAAGATTGCCCAAAGCCCCAACGGGTCCATCATTGAAGGCAATGCTGCTGATGTTTCTGTTCTTCAGGTTGCCAAGTCCGCTGACCTTGGTGTCGCCTTGCAAACCGTGGGTCAGATCAATGAACGCCTGAGTTATGCCTTTATGCTGACTGAGGCTTCAATTCGCAACGCAGAGCGCGTTACTGCCGAAGAGATCCGTCTGGTGACTCAGAGCATCGAACGGCAACTTGGGGGCATCTACAGCCTGCTCTCGCAGGAGTTCCAGTTGCCGCTAGTTAGTCGCATCATGGATCGCATGATCAAGGCCAAGAAGATGCCGAAGATCGATAAGAAGTTTGTGACCCCTGCAATTGTGACTGGGATCGATGCTCTGGGTCGTGGTAATGATCTAAATCGACTCGACATTTATCTTCAGGGAATTGGACAAATTTTGGGACCACAGGGACTTTCACGGTATATTGATCTCCGTGAGTACATGAACCGTCGTGCCGCTTCGCTTGGCATCGATACGACGGGTCTGGTCAAGTCGGAGGAGCAGATTATGCAGGAGGAGCAAGCCGCAATGCAGCAGCAGATGCTTCAGCAGAATACGCCTACGATGGTCCAGAGTGCAAGTCGCGTTGCCGAGCAGAGAGCCCTTGAGCAATGAGTAACCATCAGCAAGTAACGATTGTGCGGAATACCGCAGAAAGCAACAATGAAACCGACGCATTGGCGCAGGCTATCGCAGAAGCGAATGGGACTGCCCCTAAGCAGGAAGCCCCTGCCGCAGAACGACCCGCTTGGCTCCCAGAAAAGTTCAAGAGTCCTGAAGATCTCGCACAGGCTTACTCAGAACTTGAGCGCAAGTCTTCTAGCACTAAGCCTAGTGGCTTCGACGGTCTGGAGCAGTATTCGACCGAGTTCTACCAGAACGGAGACTTGAGCGAAGAGTCCATTCAGGCCATTACGACCAACATGGGCATTCCCGAGCAGATTGTTCGGGCCTATGTGGATGGTCAGAAGGCCGTCATGGAGTCGCAGTTCTCGTCTGTTATGGGCTTGGTTGGGGGCGAAGAGCAGTACGCAGCCATGACCGATTGGGCCGCTGAGGCTCTCCCTGAAGATGAGATTGATGCCTTCAACAAGATCATGGACGGCGGCGATATGAACACCATCAAGATGGCTGTTCAGGGTCTTCAGGCCCGGTACGCTCAAACCAACGGTACTCAGCAGACTGGTCGCCTGATTCAGGGTGACACCAACGGACCCTCTGGTGGGGCTTTCCGTAGCGTTGCTGAGATTGTTCAAGCCATGAAGGATCCGCGATATGCAAAGGACCCCGCGTATCGTCGTGATGTTGAACAGCGGGTCGCCCTGAGCAATGCTCTTGGAGTTCGATAATGAAGAAGAGTCCTAAGACTACCGTTCTTGGTATTGCCACAATCCTGACTGCTTTGTCTAGCGCGGCTGTTGCCCTGCTTGACAACGATCCGGCCACCATCTTTGATGTGGCTTCGGTCATTGCAGCGGTGACTGCGGGTCTTGGCCTGATCCTTGCTAAGGATGCGGACAAGGCTTGAACTGGATTTTCCAACTGGTGACTGCTGTTTTAAAGTGGCTAGAAGGACTCGCTTCTAAGGAAACACATGGTGAAACCGCTGATCCAACTGCTGGTGGCATCCGTGATCGTTTCCGTAAGCGGGTGCAGCAGCACCGTAATTCTTGTCCCTCCGGGAACCCCAGTTCAACTGGCGGAACCTGTGAAGGCCAAGGTGTTCGTAGTTCAGAAAGACGGGACTAAGGTGATGTCTCAGAACCGCGTAGAGATCCCTGCGGGTTGGTGGGCTGCTGATGTCTCTGAAGAAACCGGGGAAACCCCGGCGGGACACCCTTAATATCCCTTTACTCATCACAGGGTAGATCCCCTGAGGCCATTCGGTTACTTCCGGTGGCCTCGTTTCACTCTTTGGCTTTGGATGGGCCAGAGAAACGCTGATGGCTTTGGCCCCTTGCGAGGGACAACCTTGGCTTGATGCACCACAACCATCTATCGTGTTTCGTACATAGGATTTTTAGTTATGGCAATTTTCAATTCACAGCCCTCGCGGCTCGGTCAGGCAACCGTATTAGGCTCACCTTCGGGCGATGTTGATGCGTTGTTCCTCAAGGTGTTCAGCGGCGAAATCGTCACTTCGTTTGAAGAAAACAATGTGATGATGCCCCTGCACCGTGTTCGCACCATTTCTAGCGGTAAGTCGGCCCAGTTCCCAGTCACGGGAGTTGCGGGTGCGGGTTACCACACTCCGGGTGAGAGTCTGCTCTCGACTCCGGATGTCACGGGTACCGTCTCGGCTACTGGCGGTGCAGGCCAAGGTAGCCCAATTGTTGCTC